AAGTTTTTTTTTACAAGAAAACCCCGCCACCGATGCAGTGCGGTGGCGAGGCTCCATGACAGCGACAGGTTACCCTGTCAAGATTTTTTGTGTGCTAGTTTTATAATTGTATCCCCTATCATTAGCACAACAGCCCACAGTGTTGGCATTCCTAACATTACCATAAGAAAGTCAGGGCCATCCCACCCACGCATAACACTTTCGAAAAGTGCGGGACCGCTACCGATTAAGACAGCTATACATATAAGCACGAGGTTAAAAGAGATGCATACCATCGCAGAGAATAGAAAGCGGTCAATGAAGTGATTGATAGTGGAGAATAATTTTTTCATGATTTTTTTTTGATTTTTTTTTGTGTTTGTTAGTGGGGGGTGGACTGGATTAGATCCAGTCCTGTTCTCTGTTTTCTTCGTGTTGTGTTAGTATAGCTTGAAGTCTTTTAGCTATCTCTGGGTTGTCTGCTTTGGTCCAACCTACGAGAAAGGCGAGGTCGTCACGCATTGCAGTGGCTGCGCTGCGCTCTTTGCAGAATTTGTCGAAGTCAGTTTTTGGTTTTGTTGTCGCTGTCATGTTTTGAATATAGCTTAGATTTTATTTTAATGCAACCCTTTTTTTGTTTTTTTTATCTGCAATCTTCGACCCACCAAACTCTTGCCTCGGTATCTACCCACATCTCAACTCCGTTGGTTGAGTTGTAGAATCTTCCAGCTTTGCCAAGTTTGCCGTTGTTGTTTCTGTCGGCAGCTTCTTGGCGTTGTTTCTTGTTAAGCTCCCACCATGTATCTGATGGGTAGCATGTTGCGATTTCTGAACAGTTAACGATCTCGCCTTTATCGTTTTCGAATTGTTTTACTTGGCTTCTGAATTTTACGTTCATGGTTATAGTATACTGGGTTTTTGGTTTATTGCAAGGATTATTTTTCTTTTTTATCTTTTTTTTAGATACTCAACTTGTTGAGCATCGGAGACCAGTCGCGGGTTACTATGTCCCCTAGTCTTATGTCGTCGATAGCATCAAGAGAGATTTCTTTCTCTCCTCCGTCTTGATCCATAGCCCATACAAAACCATTCTCTAGGTCTGTATCAGTTACTATAAACCATTCACCTTGTGACACGATCTCCGCGCCGTTTCCGATTTGTCTTTCAATTGCTGTCATGCTGTAAGTATAGCATACATTAAAGTTTAATGCAAGCATTTTTTTTCTTTTTTATTTATTTTTTTTTATTAAAAAAGACTTGACACCCCACAAGACCCTACCCTATTTCTGAAAAAATTTTTGTGTGTGTGCGCTGCAAAATGCGCGGGGGAGTCCATTATCAATTTATCAACGGTAAAACCCCCACCTATTTGTCTGGGCGTGGCAAACGGGGGAATGAGTTCTATTTATTGTTTAAAAAAAATAATCAGACAGTATAATCAGGAGTGACTCTTGACGATATAACAAAGTATGTGCCTTTGTTGGCGGGATTGATGTATGCGGTTGTGGCTGTGGCGTATTTCATGAAGAAAGATTATGGTTGGGGTGTGATCTGGATATCATATGCTACGGCAAATTTTGGCCTTATGGTAGTTGGTAATCAGTAAAATGGTGTAATTTAAACAAATGAGTTTATCATATAGTGAGTTTCCTGTTTATATTGGTCAAGCTGGAGTGTCAACGTCTCCGAATGAGCTGAACGGTTATATTCCCGCCACTCAAGCCAGTATAAATTACAATACAAATCATAGCCCCAACCGTAAACAAGGAAAAACAATAAGCTCCGATCAGTTTAGTTATAATGGTGCTCTTAGCGCTGACATATCTATTGATTGTATATTTCATACAGGGATGCTATCTGGGTTAGACTTTTTAAAAGATGAAAACCAAGATAATTTTGTTACAATTAAATTAGGAAGCGGAGTTTATAAAAAATGCTACGCCAAAGATATATCTGTGGATATCTCGCCATTTGCCCCTGTAACATTGAAAGCAAATTTTGTTTCTTTAGATCCTGCTGTCGGTCAAACTATATCAGGAGATAGTAACCCATATGGAGGGGAAGCTATACCTTTAGACAGTGATGCTGTTGCTTACGGGCATACTTGCTCTACAACAGATAACACAAATACCTTAAATAACACACAAAGCCAAATAAATTTCACAAGAAGTTACAACCGCACTCCAGTTTATAATATTGGTTCTGTAAATGCCTCCGAAATGCTTTTAGATGGAGTGGAAGAACAAATAAGTATTAATTCCACTGGTTTAAACAATTTAATAAACTTTAGCGGCGATGCTTTAGTGGGGACTTTACAAATTTATGTTTGTGGGGTGGGTGGAACTACTGTGATGCCAGACACTACAGAATTGATTAAATTCACAAATGGATCTAAATTACTTGACGAATCTTTTTCTACACAAGGGGGAGAAACTTTAGTGACAAGTGCTACAATTAAACAGATTAAATTATGATTTCAGTGTAATAATATATTACATATGGCACTCAAAAAATTGTCTAATTTTCGTCTAGAGCCTCACACATTCTTCTCTATCAAGTTTAAAGAGAGGAAATTTAAATTCACCCCAAATCAAAGGAAATTTCTATCTACGTTACTAGATGAGGATGTAAAAATTATGTTTGTATCTGGTCCAGCAGGTTCTAGTAAAACATACATGTCTCTATATGGCTGTTTACGTTTAATGGCTGAAAATAACGACAAAGACTTACTTTACATCAGAAGCATTGCAGAAAGCGCAGATAAAGGATTAGGTAGCCTTCCTGGTGATATGTCTGAAAAGTTCAATCCTTTTACCTTGCCTTTGTATGATAAGCTAGAAGAAATAATACATGAAGGTGATACAGCCTTCTTAAAACAAAAAGAAAGAGTATCAGCTATACCTATAAACTTTTTAAGAGGCGCTAACTGGAATAATAAGCTAATTGTAGCAGATGAAGCTCAAAACTTCACATTCAAAGAATTAACTACATTGATCACTCGTATAGGAGAAGATACTAAGGTTGTTGTCTGTGGAGATTTTATGCAAAGCGATATCAAAGTCAAAACAGGGTTTAAAGATATGTTTGATATATTTTCTGATGACAAATCTAAAGAAAACGGAATTCACACATTTTCATTTACCAGAAATGATATCGTAAGGAGTAAAATATTAAAGTTTATCATTTCTAAGTTAGAAAAAGGTAGGAAAGTGTAATATTATATAATGATAAGCAAGTAAAAGTGTTACGCGCAAGCGGCGAACTGCTAAAACATAAAAGACACAAGCCTTGTTTTCTTTTTGAAAAAATTAATTTTAATTATATAAATATATAGTATGGCTCATCTATTTTGTCACAGTTGCGGCGCGAAACTTGCTTATGCTCATGCCAAGCCTAATTTTTGTGAAAAGTGTGGCGAACAATTAAATTCTTTAGCTTCTACGACATCCACTAATAGTTCGGCAGGTATGCCTGTCTTAGAAAAATCTGTAGTTATCTCACAAGATGAAACAGATGCACAAAGCGTTCCTTTAATTTCTAATTTTCAAGTGGATATCGAAGAGTCTGACAAAAGTCCAATGACTTTTGGTTCATTATTAGGAGAGTCAACTGAACCCGATAAAGATCGGGCTAAGAAGGCTAGATCTATTAATGAATTTATTGATGAAAAGAAAAAAGAAGGGTGAGTATACTTATGAAGACTTTTCTGAAGTAATTGACGCAGCGATAAAAAAGCAGCAATACAAGTGGAGACTTAATGCTGTAAAATGGTTCGACTTCGATGATGTTCAGCAAATCATAAAATTGCACATTTCTAAGAAGTGGCACATGTGGGATCAAGAAAGACCTCTTGAGCCTTGGATTGGTAGGATAATATCCAACCAAATTAGAAATCTTATAAGAAATCATTACGGCAACTATGTAAACCCTTGTCCTGATTATCAAGTGCCTGATCACGATTCTTCTACCTGTCCTATTTGTAAAAAATGGGAAAAAACTAAAAAATCAGCTTTAGAGGTTAAGTTGCCTTTGTCTACTGAAGATTTTGTAAAAGAGGTAAAAAGCAGACAATATATAGATTTTGATTTTTCCTTATCTTTGCAAAAGTTGAACGGGCAAATGAAGATTCGTTTGAGTAGTGTACATTATACTGCGTATAGAATGTTATATTTTGATAAAAGCAGCGAAGAAGATGTAGCAAAGTTTATGGGTTACAAAATTTCTGCTCAAAAAAGGAAGCTTGGCTATAGACAAGTAAAAAATTTAAAAAAGAAGTTCCTCAAGGTGGCTATGGAAATACTAAGGGAGCAAGATATTATAGAAGATGGATTTAACTAAAGAACAGCAAGATTTTTTAAAAGACAATGCATCGAAAATTCCTGATCTAATTGATTTAACAAAGCAATGCTTTAAAGATGATTCTTTAGACGGAAGGTCCAAAGAGGGTAGGGCTGTAAGAAAATTTTTAGTAGAAAACTCTATAGATTTTAAAACCACAGCAAGAACTCCTGTGGAGGCTATAGAATTCACAAAAGAGCAAAAAGATTTTATAATTCAACAAGCTGAAGAAGGACTGTCTTCTTTAGAAATCGCTCGCATAGTTTTTCCCTCTAGAACTGTTAGGCCACTAAGCAATGAGCAAAGAGCTGTTTTATCACAAATTAGAGAGGTAAATCCTGACATTTTACCGTCTCAAGATTCGGGCGCTCTTAATTCATACATTGCACCGAAGTCTTCGTCGCGAATCATCAAAAAAATCAATGATGCCACAGGACTAGGCTTAGATGAATCGAAACTTAACAGACAAAAGCAAATTTGTGTAGAAAAACTAGGTGTCAACCTTGCTAACTCAAGATTTCTGAAAATTATTAACAATTATCTAAATCAAGAAGACAGAGTGTTGTTTGAGCATGAATTCACTAGGTTGACTTGGGATAAACCTGATTTAACCGCAGATGAGATTAACTTATACTTAAATGTTTGCAAAGAAGTAATAAACTTGGAGGTTATTAGCGCTCACCTCAACAAACTCAATAGTATGTTCGATGATGCTGATGAGCAGCAAGAAATGTCTATTAGATTAGCTGAAATTATCAAAGCTAAGAGTTCAGAGTATCATCAATGCGAAACGCGCATTGAAAATCTGACAAAAAAGCTCCAAGGAGACAGGAGCGAAAGAATGAAGAAGATGAACAAAGAAAACGCTTCATTTTTGTCTATAGTTCAGCTTTTTCAAGAAGAGGAAGAAAGAGAAACAATGGTGAGAATTGCAGAGATGCAAAAAGAGGCTGTAAAGCGAGAAGCGGAAAGATTAGAGGGCATGTCAGAGTGGAAAGCGAGAGTTTTAGGAATCAGTCAACAAGATGTCATATAAATGCAAAATATGCGAGGATTCATTTGGTTCTCTTAAGGGACTGCATTCTCACATGAGAAAGCACGGCAAACTGTTGGGAGACTACTATGTAGAGAATTATGCCAGAAAAGATAAACTGACTGGAGAATTAATACCTTTTAAAAATTACAAGCAATATTTTTCTACAGATTTCATAAATAAAAGAAATATGAAAAAATGGTGTCTTCAAGCGCCAAAAGAAGAAGCTAAAGATTTCATAGTCTCGTCTTTAAACAAGAAGTTCCTCTCTAAAGCAGTTTCTTCTGGACCTCCCTCCACTTACTTGCTAACTAGTAATCTGCCAGACATAGATCTGTGCAAACAGATCTTCGGCAGCTACAAAGAGACATGTAAGCAGTTAGACATGAAGCCTATGCTTTCTGAACCTCTGCCCAAACAATTTCACAAAGATTATTCAAATACACCGATACTAATAGATACTAGAGAGCAAAAGCCCCTGCATTTCAACAATTCTAAGTTGTTGAAGCTTGATGTCGGCGATTATGCAGTCGGGGGAGAGTTGTATGACTATACATTCGTGGATAGGAAGTCTTACCAGGATTTTTGTTCCACTATAACAAATGGATACAATCGATTTATAAAAGAATTAGATAGGTGTAGATCTACAGGTTGTTACTTGTATGTGGTAACAGAAACAGCTTTCGACAAAATGTGGGCTGTTAATAAACGCGCATACAAAAAATTTAAATTAGATTATGTTTATCATAGGATGCGTGAAATACAGGCAGAGTATACAGACTGCTGCCAATTTGTATTTAGTGGGTCTAGAGAAAAAAGCGAAGAACTGATTCCTAAAATTCTTGTTTTAGGCACGAAACTCTGGGCAGTGGACCTTCAGTATTTTTGGGACAAACAATTAAAAAAAGATGGCTTGGGAAACAGGACAACAGAAACTACACCGACAGTACAAGGATATAAACAAACAAATTTTAGAAAAAGAGGGGTTTATAGAAGAAACTGAAGCAAAGATATTGCTTTATAAATTTTTGAGGGAAAACCCTTCTTTTGCTTGTGAGTTGTTTACGGGAGTAAAGTTATTCCCATTCCAGCATATGGCTATTAAGGCCATGATGGAGTCCGACTACTTTTTGGGCATATGGAGTCGAGGAATGTCTAAAAGCTTCTCTACGGGCGTTTTCGCGCTATTAGACGCTATTCTGAATCAGGGTGTTCAGATAGGTATTTTGTCTAAGTCTTTCAGGCAATCAAAAATGATTTTTAAAAAGATAGAAGATATCGCCAAAAGCCCTAAAGCGACTTTCTTTTCTCAATGTATCACTAGAGTTTCTAAAATGAACGATGAGTGGGTCATGGAGATAGGTAGAAGTAGTATCAGAGCTTTGCCTTTAGGAGATGGAGAAAAGTTAAGGGGTTTTAGATTTCAAAGAATGATTATTGATGAGCTACTTCTAATGCCTGAAAAAATTTACAATGAGGTTATTATTCCTTTCTTATCTGTTGTAGAGAATCCGACAGAGCGCCAAGAGGTATATGATTTGGAAACTCAAATGATTGAGAAAGGTAAGATGAAGGAAAAAGATAGAAAAAAATGGCCAAACAATAAAATCATTGGCTTATCTTCAGCTTCTTACAAATTTGAGTATTTATATAAAATTTATCAGCAGTATGAAGCTCTCATCTTAAGCAAAGACAAACAAGATGGGGCGCATAGGACAATCATGCATTTTAGTTATGATTGCGCTCCCGAACAGTTATATGATCAGAGTTTAATTAATCAATCTAAATCTACCATGAGCGATTCCCAGTTCGATAGGGAGTTTGGCGCTATATTCACAGATGATAGTTCTGGATATTTCAAAGTAAGCAAAATGGCTACTTGTACAATACCAGATGGAGAAGGACAGTGTGTAGAGGTTGTAGGTAATCCGAAAGACGATTACATTTTGGCTTTTGACCCATCTTGGTCGGAAAGTGAAAGTTCAGATGATTTTGCGATGCTTTTAATTAAGTTAAATCGTGACACTAGAAAAGGAACTGTTGTACATAGCTACGCCCTTTCTGGATCGAGCTTAAAAACACATATTAAATATATGGCTTACATACTCACTCACTTCAACATAGCCGCTGTGGTGGGAGACTATAACGGAGGGGTTCAATTTATTAACTCTTGTAACGAGAGCGAAATATTTAAAAAGAAAAATTTAAATCTTGGTGTCATAGAGGCTGATTTAGATAAATCTAAAGACTATGACAAAAATTTAAGAAGACTTAAAAATCAATACAATAAATCAGAAAAGAAATTTGTGTTTCTTAGAAAACCTACTTCGGCGTGGATTAGATTTGCTAATGAATCTTTACAATCCGCATTTGACCATAAAAGAATATTTTTTGCGGGAGCAGCTATGAATGACGACTACAACAATCAAAGAAAAGCTAGAGTTCCTATAGATCAATTAAAGTTTATTAGAAATGATCCAAACGAGAAAGGTGGCAAAGGAGCTAGGATGATTGATTTTGTAGAGCATCAAAAAGATATGATGGATTTGATAAAAGTTCAATGCGCTTTAATACAAATTACAACTTCTGTCCAAGGCACACAAAGTTTTGATTTACCCTCCAACCTACGAAAACAAAGCGGTGCGGATAAAGCGAGAAAAGACTCTTATTCAGCTTTGGTCTTAGGTAATTGGATGATGAATGTATTTTACGATATGGAGTCAGATGACATCTCAAATGTACAAGCGACATTCACTCCAATGTTTATTTCTTAACTTTTAAAAGTTGAAAGTTAACTTTATCGTGTAAGATAAATTATATTTATGGCTAAAAGAAAATACACTAAGCGTTCTGAATATTGGAACAAGTTTACTCACCCTTCACAGACAGATGAACAAGAAACTTCTCCAGAACTTTTAGGAGAGCCTTTTTATACCTCTGATGCTTCTTATAGCTCTATATCAGAAGCTAGGAGACAGAAAGCATCTACTAGCAATTTTAAAGGCTCTAGGACAAACAGGGCAGCATATACTACGCAGAAAGAAAGGTTCTCAAGTATTAGGAGAGGATTGTTGCCATATGAATACGCTTCTGATGGCGTTACTTGTAGAGATGCTATTGAGCTGTGCCAAAAAGCTTACTGTAATGTAGCTGTTTTTAGAAATGCTATAGATATCATGTCAGAGTTTACAAACACTGATATTTATCTAGAAGGTGGAAGTAGGAAGAGTAGAGAGTTTTTCCACGAATGGTTTAAGAGAGTTAATATCATAGCATTAAAAGATCAATATTTTAGGGAGTATTACAGAAGCGGAAACATTTTCTTATACAGAATAGATGGTAAGTTTAAAGCGGATGATTATGCGAGATTAATTAATCAAGTAGGCACAATAGGCGCTACCACTAACAAAATACCTCTGAAATACATTCTTTTAAATCCTTATGACGTTATTGCTAGAAGATCTACCACTTTCACTACTGGAGGTGTTTATCAAAAAGTATTATCAGAATATGAGATAGCAAGATTAGGAAGTCCTCAAACAGAAGAGGATGCTGCTATATTTGAAGCTCTAGACCCAGAGATTAAAGATTCTATTAATAATGGATCTTATAGCAACAAGGGAATAAAAATAAACCTAGACCCCGAGAGATTATCTTATTCTTTTTATAAAAAACAAGATTACGAGCCATTTGCAGTTCCTTTTGGTTTTCCTGTTCTTGAAGACATCAATGCCAAGATGGAGTTGAAGAAAATGGATCAAGCTATAACTAGAACCGTAGAGAATGTTATTTTACTTATCACTATGGGCGCTGATCCAGAAAAAGGTGGAGTAAATCCAAATAACATGGCTGCTATGCAAAACTTGTTTAAAAACGAGAGTGTTGGGCGCGTGTTAGTTTCTGATTACACAACGAAAGCAGAATTTATTATTCCTGAACTAAATTTAGTCCTTGGCCCTCAAAAATATCAAATACTCAACGAGGATATCAAGCAAGGTTTGCAGAACATTGTGGTCGGAGAAGAAAAGTTTAACTCTACTCAAGTAAAGGCTCAAATATTTATTGATAGACTACAAGAGTCTAGATACGGATTTTTAAATGATTTCTTAAATAAAGAGATTAAAAGAATAGCAAAAGACTTGGGCTTCCGCTCTTGGCCAGAGGCTAAGATGAAAGACATTGATATGAGAGACGAGGTGCAGCTTATGAGAGCATCTACAAGACTTATGGAGCTTGGAATTATCACCCCAGAACAAGGGATGGAAATGTTCCATAATGGTAAATTCCCAGAACCAGATCAATTAGACTCTGCACAACAAGACTTCTTGGAAGACAGAGAAAAGGGTTACTACAACCCAATTGTAGGTGGAGTGCCTGTATATTCTCCAGATGACAAAGCTAGTGGGCCTAGAAAACAAGCGGGTAGGCCAGAGGGTACGACTGATATTCCGTTAGTTAATGCGACATATTCTAGAGCTAATATACAGAAAACAATCTATGATATAGACAGTTTAATAAACGATGCTAAAGAAAAAATGGTATCTCATTTAAAGGTTTCTGAACTTAGTGAAGCTCAACAAGATATGGTTTCTAATTTATGCGAATCTATAGTTTGTTCTAATAAAAAAGAATATTGGGGAGAAATTCTAGAATCATGTGTAAAAGACTTTAACGAAATAGAAAATTTAAGTCCTTTGAAAGAGGTTTTAGATATTTCAGCACAACATACTTTAGAAACATACCCAGCAGCAATTTTATATCATAGTCATGAAAAAAATATTTAAACATACAAAAGATGGAGTCGAAGTAGATATTTCTCTAGCCATGCCACATGGAGAGAAAAAAGAGAAAAGTGAATCTAAAAAGAAAAAATATTCTTACGGCGCTCCCGATGTAAATAAGCATTACTTCAAGACAAAAGAAGAGGCTATGAAAGATGCTGAAAAGCTAGGTTTAAAGGGGGTCCACTCTCATAAAGGAGAAGATGGTAAAGTAATGTATATGGCTGGACCAGATCACGCCACTTTCATGAAAAAGCATAAAGAAATGATGGACAAAAAAGCTAAAGCTATGGACATGAAAAAAGAGGAGAAGAAAATGGACGCTGCTTACCATGATAAAAAGAAAACTGAAGCTGGTTATCACGATAAGAAAAAGGCTAAAGCAGAAATGAGTCCAAAACAAAAGGGCGCTTTAGATAAAAATAAAGATGGTAAAATTTCAAAAGAGGATTTCGAAATGCTTCGAAAAGAAAAAAAAGAGTCCAAAAGTATGCACAAAGATAAGGACAAAGAGGCTAAGAAAACTAAGCCTAAAATGACTTACGCGCAACTTCTTACGGATATCGCTGCTAAAAAAAATAGCGATGGAGTATAAGTATACCACTAAATTTGAAGCCCCTTTAGTTTCTTGTGAAATTAGTGACGCTTCCTTGATTTCTAAAGCTTCTTTAGAAAATCTAGCACCTTTAGTACCTGATAATATCAACTACGATGAAAACGTAGATTTGATGGGTGTTGCATTTAATGCTGCGGTAATTAATCAATTTAACAAAAATGGCGATGGGATGGACACATCTACAGCCATAAAATATACTGACAAGTTTATACATAAGCCTACAAATATAGAGCATGATAAACAAAAGATTGTCGGTCATATTGTTTCTGCTGGTTACAGCAAGTTTGGGTCTAGCGAATTAATGGGAGAAGAAGAAGTTAAAACTATTAAAGAGCCTTTTAATATTTCTTTGGGCGCTGTTTTATATAAGACGGTAAACCCAAATTTCACTAATTTAGTGAAAAAATCTTTAGACTCTGAAAGCGATAAATATCAGAATGTTTCTGCTAGTTGGGAAGTTGGATTTAATAGTTATGTTTTAGCTGTCGGAAGCGACAACTTAAGTGAAGCTAGAATAATATCTGATCCTGAAGAAATAGCTAAGTTACAAGGTAATTTAAGGAGTTATGGAGGCAACGGTAAGACTGATAAGGGCGAGAAAATAAACAGATTAATAATGGGTGATATATACCCTCTAGGCATCGCTTATACTTTGAATCCAGCAGCAGATGTAAAAGGATTATATTCAAAGCCTCCTGAAAAAAGTAAAATTTTTATAAATGATAAAAGGGATAAAATTTCACAAAACAATAATTTGAATGTAAACACACAAAAGAACATTATCGATATGGAACTTGAAAATACTCTAAATGAATTGAAGGATCTTCTAAATGAGAAGAAATTCTCAAAGGAAGCTGTCGCTTCCATGACTGATACCTTTGCTGATGCAATCCGTCAACGGGACGAACAGTACCGTAAGGATCTGGAAGCAGAGAGATTAGAAAAAGAAGGTAAAATTAAAGAATACGAAGACCTTAAAGCTTCTGTTGAAGCTCTTGAGGAAAAGCTTGGTGCTGCTAATGAGCGCATTTCTGGTTTTGAAAACGAGAAAAAAGCTCAAGAAGCTATTGCCTCGTTTAATACTCGTATGGATGAAATTGATAACAAATTTGATCTTGATGATCAAGACCGTGAATTTCTTGCCTCTGAACTTAAAAGTTTAGAAGACGATGCTTCTTATGAAGCTTTTGCCTCTAAGCTTGACGTTCTTTGGAAGCATAAGAACAAAGAAGTCCAAGAAGAATTTAATTCTCAAATTCAAGCTCGCATTGATGAAGAAGTAGCTAAAAAACTTTCTCAAGCTTCTGTTGAAGAAGTGGAAATTGAAGAAGTTCTCGATGCTGCTGAACCTGTAGATGCAGAAATCTCTAATGCAAATGAGGCTACTGCATCTGAAGAACCCTCTTTACGTGATAAGTTCAAAGCAGCTTTTTCGCGTGAAAACATTGAAATTTCTTAATTTAACAAACTAAAATTATGGCATTACGAATTCTACCATTCAGACAATACTCTGATCACGATGTCGTGAACATGTACTCTATCATTGATGGAGATGTTCTCGATAGCACCACTGGAACGGGCGCTGGCGATGCTGGCGTATTTGTGAAAGTGTCGGACGGAAACTTCGATAACGATCCTGTAACTTACCAAACTAACAGCTACTTGGGCAATACCAATTATCCGTTCGTTGGAACCACAGAGATGTATCCTGAAGTTAATCTTAAAGTTACAGGCGCTAAAGACGAAGATCATGCTATCGGCATGACTCTTTATCAGACCGCTAAAAACGATGAGAACGGCGAAAAGCTGCTCTACAACCCACAAAAGCAAGAGGAACTCCAAGCAATGCTCCCAGGACAAGCTGTTCCTATCGCAACTAAAGGTATCTTTACTTTAAGTTCTGCTGCATTTGATGGACCTATCACTAGCTATGCTCCAGGAAATAGGATTAAGCTTTCTTCTAACGCTGGTAAAATCACTGGTTTTGCTACTGTTACTGCTGCGACTATTACCACTGGTGATTTAGTGGATGAGGATAAGGTCTTTGGACATGTTCTTGGAACAGGAACCCGTGCAAACGCTGGTCCTACCACTGATCAGTTCTCTGGTGATTACATCGTTATCTCGTTTGACTGCAACTAATATTTAGAAAGGACTTTATAACATGAAAATTACTTTAAAAAGAACTCCAGAACAAGTCGAGCTTGTAAAAGCTATGGCTTCTCGTAACCGCACTGTGGCAT